GTATAAACATTGTTCACTAATTCATAGTGTTTTGGAATAACGATAAAATATTTATCTTCGAAATCAAAGCTTATTACCTTATCTTTTATAGATGTTCCATTTTCGTACAAATCATGGTCAAGTATTCCTGTAATTCCCATATTGTTTGTATGTTCAATGTTTCTTGATATTATTCTTACATTTCTTTCATCAATAATATTAGTTGATGTTAGAGTACATACACCATTTTTAGTTGAATACCAAACTAATTGGTTATCTATTAGTTGTATTGATTTAGGGCAATCACATCCAATTCTATTATTAACAATTTGTGATGAGAATGTTCCTATGCCGATTTGATCCTCTAGTTGTGTATCATCTGATGTTGATACATAATAACTTAATGAATATATTTCAGTTGGTTTAAAAATCATTAATACATTATATTGTTGTCCGAAACCTGTTATATCATCAGCACTATTACCTACTCTAGCATATGATGAATATGGAAAATATGAAATATCATATACATCACTATAATAATATGTAGATTTTCCACCACCTGCTACAAATAGCCTTGAGTTATTATTTCCCCCAAAACAAGAATAATATTTAGATCCTAATATTTGGTTATGGTAGCTAGTCCATTCATCATCATGTTTATAAGCTGTAATTTCTACATTATTTGTACCAGTAGGTGCTGCTTGACTTAATGTTATCTTGCCGTTTGTATAATCGACTTTAAACGAGTGATTTGTTGATAATGTTTCATCATGTACCCATGTTTCATTATCTACTGTTACTATTGGCACATCTCCCTCATCGTGGTCTAAATCTTTATCTGTTAAATAAAAATTAACTGAACTTCCATCTCCATGGAAAGAATTAGAAAATCCTCTTCCAACCATATTGTAATCTTCGGATATGTCACCTTTCCCATCACTTGGATTAGGTTTCCTATTTATTACTACCTTTGGAACATATGGCTCAACTTTTGAAAATGTGTTGTTTTCATAAACATATATATCACCATTTAGATAATATAGATTTTGATTAAATAGTATAAATAATCCATCAGTATCTGGCATAGTAACACCAGATATTTCATTTCCATCTTTGTACATTTTTGTACCACAATGTGCAAACAAAAAATCTCTATATGTGATTAGTGAATGAATTATTGAATCATATATTGATTTTACTTCTTGTCCGTATCTTTTGCTAAATGATCCATTACGATACATCATATTTAACATATAAGGACTTTGACTAATTTCTTGCTCAAACTCTAAATCTTTTAAGTTAATTCCTAATACAGCTGGTTTCTTAATTGTAAGCATTTTATCACCAGTTGATTTAAATGTTGGTGTTTGTCTTAATGGCATTTAAGTTTTTCCTTACTAACGACCTTTTGAGCAATCACTCTAGCATTTTGATAATCAGTATTGAATATTGAATACTTTTGTAAGTCATCATCAATAAAGAATTTTGCTGCTAGTCCTAAAGGAATAACATAACTTACATATTCATCTTCATAAGTTAATTCTGTATTAAGGTAATCATTACTAGGTATTACTTGTGGTGACTCTAATTTATCTTTGCCATTGTATACTCTAGAAATGTTATTTTCATTAAATAATTCTTGTAGCAATCTGTTTAGGTTTTCTACAAGGTAACTATCGTAGATTGTACTTGTTGGTTTCTCAAACATGATTGCTTTTACTTTTTTATATAGTTCGTTTACGGTCATAATTACCTCCTAAACAACGAGAAAAAAAGGGTAGTTTCCTACCCTTATTTTTAATACTAAACTGATGCAGCTTGTTCTCTTGAAACGTAAATACCTTTAGCGTTAGTTTCATTAACAAATGCACCGAATACAAAGTGTGGTTGTAATACTGAACCATCTACATCAGGATGTTCATTTAAAATTCTTAATGTTCTAAATTTTTCTGGATTCATTACACAGTTTAAGTTAGCACAAATAAAGTTAACATCAGCTGGCATAATGTCATCTGGTACTTCAATAATTGAGAAAGCAGCAGCTCTACCAATTGAGCCTTCAACGAATGCTTTAGTACCAATCTTTTCCCAGTTCTTGAATTCACTTGAAGCAGCAATTAAATCTAGAATGCCAGGTTTAACCCACATAACTAAATCTTTACCATTACCAAATGTATGGTTGTTTACGAATGCTGTTCTAGCAGCCTTTACAGCTTCAATTGCTGTTGAAGATGTTAATGTACCATCAACTTTAGATTCAATTCCACTTGCACTAGCATAAGTAGAAAGAGCAAATTTATCCATATAAGGAACATATACTTGTTCGATTTGGTAACGTAAAATTTCCATTGCTCTTTTTAGCATTTTTTGTTCAGTGTTGTATTCTTTATCAATAGCCATATTGTTAGAAATAGACTTTTGTAAAGTGTAAGTATGTTCAGTATCTTCAACTTCAGCTAAAGCACCAAAACGAGAGCCATCAGCTTCTTGGTTGTAGTTATTAACATCTTGTGTAATTGGTGTAATAGATTTAACTGTCTTAACACCATCCCAGTTGTACTTACCTTTTGCTTTGCCCCATACAAGAGCTTCTCTTTTCATCTTTAATTCAAGAGCATCAGCATATTTTGTCATTAAATTAACAGTAATAGACATAATAATCTCCTTATTGCCCTATTAGGCAATCACTTAATCAGAGAATAAAATGTTAATTAAATCATCAGTTTCTTTTGCATCTCCTGTTGTAGATGTATTACCTAAAGATTTCTTTTTATTCTCTTGGTTGAGTTTTTGTGCTTCTTCAAGAGATTTTTGTTTTTCTAGTTCTTCAATTCGTTTATCGTTATTGATTGATTCATAGGCTTCTAAAAGTGTAAAGCCATCTTTCATTAAACTATAAACATTTGGATCTAGTTTACTTGCGTCGACATTTGGGTATCTACGATTAAAGACATCCAATTGTCTACCTATCTCTTGTTTTGCAGCATTTTCACTCTCTTGTTGTTTTTTACTTAACATAGTTGCTCTATCAGTAATGTGACTTTCGGCTACTTCTTTAAGTAAGTTTTCATCGGAATTAGGGTATTGTTCTTTCAATGCTTCTAATTCTTTATCTAGTTCAAAGTTCTTTTGTACATCTTTTAATTGATTAACATAATCACCTAAAGACATATTATTGGCTTTAGCTAGATTGCTTAACTCTTTCATAGGAATTTCGTTGTCTTTTAAGGTTGTGTATCTCTCATAAATTGAGTCATAATTCATACCTTTTTGAGCATACTCGATTGCTTCTTCTTGAGTTAAGTTGCGAGATTCCTTATTGTACTTAACTGTCATAAATGGTGATTGTACTTGCTCATCATTTGAGTCTTGTGGTACATCGGTTTCACCCTTTTCTTCCACTACTTCAGTTTGTTCAATAGGTTTCTCTTGTTCGGTTTCGGTTGTAGTTGGTATTTCTACATCTCCATCAAACAAATCATTTACAAATGAGCCATCAGCTTCGATGACTACTGTTGAGTCTTGGTTTAGATTCAAATCTTCCATGTGTAACCTTTCTTTGTGCTATGGTAGGCACTATATAAAAACCCTACTGAATAGGGTTTGTTACCATTTGTTGCTTTTGCTTTTTAGCGTATTCTTTATATTTTTCTTTATGTCCTAATATCTTATCTGGTACTACTTCAGCAAATGTTTCTAAATCAATGTAACCATTTTGTAGTAAGTTACTTGCATTTGTTACTTGCGATATTTCACTATATTGTGCTGATGAACCAGTATCAACATTAAGTTTATATACGATACCTTTTAAGGCATTGAAATCTACTTGAATAAGATTTCCATCATCATCCATAATTTGTCTTACACCATATGTTGATGTCATCATATCAACGATATTTCTTATAATATCTTCCCACATCTCTTTATAAGAGTTTTGTTGGATTGTAATAGGAACAGTTGCTGCTTGTTGTAGTTGTAATATTGCTTGAGCATTATCTGGTCTAACATTACCTAAAGCAGCATCATTGACACCCATGTTCTCTTTCATTTCGATTTCAGTTTGTTGAATTAATGGGATTGCTTGTTGCGAGAAATCTGGCATTCTTTGTGAGTCAAATATCTTACCCATTAAATCAATACCAGCAATGCCAAATGTACTATTGTTTTCAAATTCATCCATTGCTACTTTAGTATCATCTACTATTGTTTTAGGAATTGCTGACTTTAGCATATATTCATGACAATAAGAATATAGCTTATTAATGAACACTTGGTTTACTATGTTGCTTGTAATTGGTGAGTCATATAAGTAAGAGCATCTTCTTGCCTCCCATCCAAAACGAGCAATAGGATAACGAGTATAACCTAGATTAGTTTCTGGTATTAAAACCATATCTTTAATAGTTTTAGTAAAGAATACATTTTCTACTTCTTTCTCTTCTATTACGATTGTGTTTTGACCAGTAATCTCATCAAATATTTCTTTTTCTTTTTGTACTTTTACTTTCTTCTTGTAGAACTTTAATAAGACAGTACATAATTTAGCATCTTTATCATTGTCATAGTTGTAATCAATATCACCTTTAATTGATTCCCAATCTTTAATACCTAATTGTCTTGCTTCTTCTTTAACTTGACCTACATATTGTCTTAAAGCCACTATAATATAAGGTTGCTTTTGTATTACGTTAGAGAACTGATTACCAAATAACACTTGTGTCATATATACGATTTGATTATCAATTGCACCTTTAGAATCTTGACCAGTCTCAATGTCTGGATCAAAAGATTGCATTAAATAACAAGCACCATCAATGAAACCATATTGTACAGCTTCTCTTGTTTGTTCTTGTATCTTTGCTTGTTCAATTACATCTTTGACAAACTTAACAACTACTTTATACATTCCATCTTCGTTGTCATTAGCAAGAATTGAATTCATTGAGAAACCTACATCATCTGATACGATACATGCTATTTGATATTTACCAATGTGTTGTAATTTATTCATTGTAGGTTTGGCTAATATTCCACCTGTTCCCTCACCCCATTGATAACCCCTAAAGAATTTCTCATTTTTCTTGACAGTGTTATAGATGTTTTCGGTTGTTAGATATTCGGATAGTTTTTTATACTCGTTCCAAATATCTTTTGGATCTGTTTTTATTTCCATCATTCACCTCCAGTAAAGTTGATTAAATCAATATAGTCTTTTAACATTCCTATGTTGTTTTTGTTGATTGTTACTGTTTTCTTTTCGTTTTCTTTTGTTGTTTCTTCTACACCTTTGGCATAGCCTTTGGCATAGCCTTTGTTATAAACAAAGAAAAAGGCAAGTGAACTCACTATGCCTACTAAAACACTAATTACTATTTCCATTTTTAACCCCAATAGTCTATATCAGACTTTTTATTTGAGAACTCTTCATCATCTTCAAATGTTGGATCTCTTTCTAGTTTTGAATTGTCCTTATAAGGTTTTAATTGATTCATACCTTCATAAGCAATTGCAATAGCCATAACCATATCATCGTGGCTACCTTCGGCTGCTTCCATTCTTCCTTTTTCGTTACGGACAAATGTTAGCATCTCTTCAAGAGTTTTCCTATCGTTGAGATAATCAGTATGTTCTCTTACTAACTCTATTAAGTTATTTAAGATTAATGGTCTAGTCCATTTATCTGTTCTAAAACCATATGCCTTTTTATATCTCTCTAGAGCTGTATCATTTACTTGCCTTACATACATATTGGTATAACCAATTCGTTGTAACTCTTGAATAGGATAACTATCAAAGTTAACTTCGATTGTAAGTAAGGCATCATGATAGTATTTAGCAAGACAATACATTTGTTTTGTCCACAAGTCACTATCGGTTTGTTGTCGCAAAACAGCACATTGTGTGCCATCTTGGTCTAATACTTGTCCTACAAAATAATCACTACCTTCACCAGCTGTATCACCACCGATGACATAAGACTTTTTACTTGGCAATTTATAGATGGATATGCTGCCATTTGTATCATCTACCCATTGAATATCTGTTAGATTAATACCATCATACCTATATTTAAAAAACCCAACTGTGACTGGATTTTCTATGACTGTTAATCTCTCATTAATCTTAAAGGCATCAAATACTGTTGCACCTAACACACCCCAATTACCTAAACAATAGACATCATAATAATATCTATCAGTATCTTTGTAGGATTCTAGTAATTTTTTATAATCAGCATCAAGATGCTCATTATCTTTGTATGTAGAATGACTAACTACTATATCATCACTCTTAACATCAATAAATCTATGCTTTAACCAATGGTTTACATCAATAGGGTTAAAGCTTAATACTATTTGTTTCTTTTTGCCTTCACCCCTTAAACGAATATCTAGTTGGTTAAAGTCCGACTCTTTAATCTCTGATGCTTCTTCTACCCAGACATCAGTTAATTCACCATTTGAAAATGTTATAGACTTTAGTTTCTCAACATCATCAAGTCCAGCAAATATAATTTCATTTCTGTCATATTTAATTCGCATATCAGCACTATTAACAGTTATTAGTGAACTTAATTCAATGCGATTACCATACTTATCTTCAATATGGGAATTGTTAATAATTTGTTTTAAAAGAGCAAATGTACTATCTCTATTTGATTTACCAGTGTTTCTTATAACTAATAAGTTTAAAGTATCAGTTAATAATTTGCTTATATATCTTTGTGCTACGAAATAACTCTTACCACTACCTGCACCTCCGTATATAACAAGGTATCTAGCATCGCAAAAGTATAATTCTTTGAATTTACTATTAAAACCTAAATCAATCAGCATTGTTCTTTAATGTAGCACTACCAAAATCAAATGTACCAGTTGCATTTACTTCTATTTGTGGCTTTTGACCAACAGTATCTCTTAAAACCTCAAAATCTTTGGAACTATCAATTGATCGTGCTATCAAGTTATCAATCATCTTGTTCCAATCATCTTCTTTCATACGCTTTAAAATCTCTTCTTTAAAGAGTTTTTTCTCTTTTCTTGCTATTCCACTAGCAATTCCACCCATTTTGGCAATTTTCTCTTGTTCTTCACTTGTTCGTTCACCTTTTTTGAATGGTATTAAGTTGTCGGTCTTATCATATTTAGCACTATGGTTGGTGTTATCCATGATGTACCCCTTTCTATATTAATTCTATAAATTTTGCTTTATATGGGTTATTACCCATTAAGACATCTAATCTTTCTTCTATAATCTCAAATTCTTCATTAGGTTTAGCTATTCTACCTAATTCAGTAATCTCTATTCCTTTATCATTTGAGTATTTTGTTGCTTTTACTTTAACTATCTTTGTTGTTTCTATCTTATCTTTGCTTTTACCTTCAGATAATAAATCACCCCATATATCTTCATTTGGTGTGTATTTAAACTTAAACTTATTGCTCATCTTATCTATGGCTTCATCTATGTTAGACATATCCATATCAAAGTAGATAGCATTTGTATCGTTTAGTTGCATCTCTTTGAAACTTTCGATTTCCGTTAATAAAAGTGGTGTACCTATTGTCACTGACTCTAATGCTGTCATACAAAAGGCTTCACTATCACTTAATTGTGCGACAAAATCAGCTTTCTTTAAAAATGGCAATATATCTAACCTACTAGGTACATTGACTATATTAGGATTGTTTAACTTTTTGTTAGAATTTGTGAATACTAGCCATATAAAAGGTATTCCCCTTTCATCTAGTCTATTGGCTAATTTTTCCATTCTAGCCACCATTTGTCCCTTATCTACTGATATTCTTGTGGCACTTACAATAAGTATGGCATCTGTATTGTCATCTATTGTAATAGGGTTATAACACACTTTAGGTTGTATTCCAGATACTAAATAGTAGTTATCGGCTGCCCATTTAGATACGGCATAATATTCAAATTTTGGATCTTTAACTACATTTGCACCTGTTACATTGTTATCTAATAGGTATTTATAATTTGCGTGTACCATATAGATAACTCTTTTAGCTTTATAATGTCCTTCTATTCTATCGTAATTGTAATTTACTATTAAGTTATCACATTCTATAATTTGGTTAGGATTGAACTTTATTAGGCTTACATATTGAGAGAATCTCTTAATTTGATACATATCAGCTGTGTCATACCATATAACTATCTCTCTATCTTTGTATTTACGAATGACATTCCATATTACTGATTCAACACCACCTATTTTGTTTATGTTTGCAAACCATATTACATTTTTCATTGTGTCCCCATTTTAGT